ATAATGACACTCAACAGCAAGATAAACCGATGCAGATGAGCAGCATGGCTTTTTCCACTCCCATCTCGGATCTCGAATATGAGGAGCCCATGAACAATCCTATGTCGGCAGATATGCACACCGTGATCCCACCTCAGGCGTCCGTGGCTCCTCATGAGATGCTCATGACTCAGCAGGCACCTCAGCCTCCCGCCACGCCTCCCCCGGCACCTGCTCCGGCTCCCGTTTCGGCGGTTGAGGAGAAGAAGTATCCTCTTGGTCTGACCAAGGAGCAGTACGAGGCTGTGATTGTGGCTGTCCTGGTCGCCCTGGTATTCTACCCCGAGGTTCAGGCGAAGTTGGCAGTCTACATCCCCAACTTTATGTCCAAGGATGGATCTCGCAGCATGGCCGGACTGGCTGTCAGCGGTCTCATCGTCGCGGTCGGTTTCTATCTGGCCCGCAGGTACTTTGTTGACAAGTAATTTTTTACAGATCAACAAAATTTCTCTGGGTGGGGCTCGAACCCACGACCTTGGGATTAACAGTCCCACGCTTCTATCCAACTGAGCTACCGGAGAACAATGTGAATTACCCAGGCAATCCACTCCATAAGAGGCTACCTGGGCTTGACCTTCACACTGTTATCTTGGACTTTATGTTTAATTATTTGACGCATGAGGAAATCTCCTGAAGCCAGTATGATCGGAATGGGTCCAAACATCAATACGGTCGGAGCAACTGCGATGGCTACACCCACCTTCTGGCTTAAAGAAAGATCCTGCATATATAGTAATGTATGGTTATTCTGTCTGGCTTGTGCCACTGAATCATCGTCTTCTGACCAAGGTCTACAAGTTCAGGCACATCCCACACATCACCATCTCGACCAATCACGTGACCATCCCTGACCCTGACAATCTTGGAAAACTTTACAACGTCGTGAATTTCAATTCGTATGGAAAGATCGGAAAGCAATATGCGATCGATCCTCTGCATGCGCTTGGCTGGGAGTGTGAGGTGGAAGATTTAGACATCAAGCACACGCCCCATCTGAGTCACATGTATTCATTCTTTCCCTACGACAAAGTATATTCAGTGTATCCCACACCGATGCGGTTGATTGCGGAGGTCTGTGTGGCGGACACGCGATCACCCAACTGGGAGGACTGGAAAATAATTAAAGAAAAGATTCCAAGATAAAGTACAATGGCTTTTTTACCTTTTCTTCGGCATGGCGATCTTTATGACCTTCTGGACACCACGTCCAAGGTTCTGAATGAGCTGCCCAACATGGAGAAGCAGTTTAATAATAAATTGGCTGACAGATATCTATACAAGCGTACCCACACCACGGATGAGGGTTTCGAGATTGAGATGCACCTGCCCGGAGTGGGCAAGGACAACATTCACATCACCCTTTCTTCGGATGATCATGAGGTGACGGTGGCATATGGTGAGAACCGTAGTGCCTCATTCGATTTGCCCAGTTACGTGGATGTATCGGATGAGGGGTATAAGGCGAGCTACATTGACGGAGTGCTCAAGCTATTCTTCAAGATGCGAACCTCGGACAAAAAGCGTCGCGAGATCAAGCTTGACTAGACGAAAATAGTTCCACCGAGTCCGCCTTGGCAGCGGAAGATGTTAAAGTTTACCGCGTAGAGTCTTGCTTTACGCGATACGCTATTATCGACCAGAGTTAGTTCGAAAATCTGACTGGATATTCGGCTCATGTTGACCGTTCCGGAAGGGTATACACCAGTATTTTGACCCACATTGAATACGTTCACCTTATAACTTGGAGTCTGTGTGTAGTATTCATAGGGTTGAACGGCTCTCATTGTCATTTGATCCAAGTTGAAATAAACTTGACCATTCAAGAACAATCTCCAGCGCGTCACCTGGTCGTTTGAGTAACTCGAGTAGTTGGCGGATTCGTGAGAAGAATAGTCGAAAACGCCGTCGGTCCCGGAGTCATTTTGAACGACCAGAACGAATTCTTTGACGGGATTTTCAAATTCGGTTTTGAATCGCATCTGATTGAGATCACCCACGGTGACTCGGGCGAGTTGTGTTTGCCTTATGGCATAATCCAATTGTTTTCCAAGGAAGAATTGTCGGTGTTCATCGCTTAGATATACTGCTTGTAGATTCAATTCTATAGAAGGAAGAGGAATGCTACCGAGTTCGGCTTGTGTTCTGAGAAATATTCTAACTTGAATGGTGTGTCGGTTCAGAGCCAACAAAGGAAAGGAGTTTGCATATTCGGTGCCAAAGAATGGCAATTCTACAATAAAATTCTGAGTGGGTGAACTGGTTCCATAACGCGAAGGAGTCACATTCCGTGCCAAGAGACCGTCGTTGCTATCACGCGTTCTTTGCGAATCCGTAAGATCCGACATCACAGCCATGTATTCACCGGTCAAACTCACAATGGTCTGTCCTCCCACCAAGAGATCGGCTCTCTCCACATAAGCATGTCCGGCGTCCTGTGGAACACTTTCTGTATTCTGATACGTAAAATTTAAAAAGAATCCCGTGATGATATCACAAGTGTCGTTGTCTATGGTACACACGAACTGATTTCCGAACTTGATCTCGGAATCAAATGCCAGACGAAGGTTCTCGGTCGTGTATCCGGCACGTTTCGTAAACACCTTTTGATAGAAACTCTTTTGTGGGTCTCCGCTCAGAAAAGTGTCTTGGTATCCTGTGACGGCAAGCCGCATACTATTATGATGTGTCAAAAAAAGAATTGAAAAAATACATACGACTAATAGACATGAACATTCAACTCAAAAAATTCAATCCCGCTTCAATGGGTGACGACAAGGTTTGTGTATTCATAGGAAAGCGAGGCACAGGGAAGTCGACGTTGGTGACGGACATCCTCTATCACAAAAAGCATCTTCCGGCGGGCGTGGTGATGTCGGCGACCGAGGAAGGCAACCACTGGTATCAGCAATTCATTCCAGACTTGTTCATCTACGGTGAATATGACAAGGACATCATAGAGAGAGTCATCGACAGGCAGAGGAAGATGGTGAATATGAAGCCGCCACCAGGAAAGAAGGAACTGACATCCAGGGACATTGGTGCTTTCATTCTTATGGACGATTGTATGTACGATCGACGTTTCTTGAAGGATGCCTGTATTCGCCAGTGCTTCATGAACGGTCGTCACTGGAAGATCTTTTTCATGTTGACGATGCAGTACTGCATGGATCTCAGTCCTGATCTCCGCGCCAACGTCGACTATGTATTCATCGCGCGAGAAAATGTGATTCAGAACAGAGAAAAGTTGTACAAGGCGTTCTTTGGGATTTTCCCCAACTTCGATATGTTCAATCAGGTGATGACGGCGTGCACCGAAAATTACGAGGTACTGGTTCTGGACAACACCAGCAAGTCCAATCGGATCGAGGACTGTGTGTTCTGGTACAAGGCCAAGATCCATCAGAACTTCCGTGTGGGATCTCAACAATTCTGGAGCCTCCATCAGAAGACCTACAAAAAGGCAGGAGGCGCCACCAAACCCGGTCAGGATCCCAACGAAGTCAGGCGCAATAAGAACTCTCAAGCCCTCCAGGTGAAGAAGTTGAAATAATTATTCAGGAAGAAAAATAATGCTCACTTGGACATCCGACACAATGGAGACCAAATCCATCGCGCTTGCGACGACCGCACTCATTGACTCTGGGTTGGTGAGCGAGACCAAGGCAGACGCGCTGGCCACTCATCTCAGCAAGGGCGCCAAGAACTGGTGCATCAAGCAAATGAAACCCGGCAACGTGAACGAAAACCTGAAGGAGCTACAAAAGTTCAACTCAAAGGTTTGGACGGAGTATCTCGCCAAGAGGAACTACATATTTGACGTCACCGACAGCGGAGTGGTCAAGCGCAAGACACCACTGGTGGAGAAGCAGGAACGCCTTCTGGCTATCAGGGACAAGATGGTTGGTGAAACATTTGTGCCACCTATCAAAAAGGTCAGCAAAAGGCTTCTTGATCAGACACGACTCAAGCGACTTCTTACTTTGGTCAAGAAAGACATTGACGAGATGGAAAATGAGATGAAGGGTCTGTCAATGATCAATCAAAAACTTGAACGCTACTTCATTCGCAGACCTTCTTTCAAGCCCAAGGTCTTCATAGGCCAGGAAGAAGAATACCTCGACCTTCCTGATATCCCCAAGAGGAAGCGCATTCTCAAGAGACTTTTACACCTTCTGAACATGAAACGTTTCGGCAAGATGGAAAAGATACACGAGAAACTCACACAAGTTCGCAGAGATACGATGACCAAGTTGGTTCAGATACAGCGAGACATCTTCATCAATTCCAAAGAGTGTTGGGTGCGCGCTGAAAGGGCATCAGTCTTGGACAAGAAACATGCGAACGACGAACTCAAAGCCGAGCATGCCAAGATATCGGAACACATTTCATCGAACCTGAGCGACTACATGGTCGAGGTGCCAAAGCCTTTCAAAAACGTCACGGTCATCAGCGAGAACGACACACGGGCAAACTGGAAAAATCCAGATTTCAAACGCCTCTACGCGAACCGGATGAGATCTCTGATCTACGCGATCCGCAACAACGACAAGTCAAAGTTCCTGGACAGAATCAAGAGTGGTGAACTCAAACCAAACACCTTCGACTCCAAGGAGATATGGGATCTTTGGTATCAGGAACCCAAGAAGGAGGTGGTCGAGAAGAGGCCCGAGGAATACGAGGACGGGATGTTCAAGTGTGGCAAGTGCAAGTCAATGAAAACCACCTACGTGGAGAAACAGACACGATCTGCAGATGAGCCTATGACCTTGTTTATCACCTGCAGGATGTGTGGCACTGTGATGAAGCGTTAAAGAAAAGACATGGAAGATAATTAGAATGTGTAGTATCTGTGGCGAAGATATTCCTTTTGTCTGTAAAGCCAATGTCCGATGCGGTCATCACGTTCATCAAGAATGTCGTCTAAACCTAGTCCCATTTACAAAATGTTCAATATGTAATAGAATTATACTTGATAAACTTGATGTCCATTTGAGTGACAATGATGAAATATGTCATAAACGTTGTGATATTAACGCAAGACGATATTATCCACCTTGTCCGGTGGAAGGGTGTGGAATGGCTTTGCACAAACACCATGTCATAACAAACAAACAGTGTCAGCAGCTCATAGTGGAACTCGAAGGAAAGACGTATGAAGAACGCTTGGCGATCTACCTTTCTTACGGATTCCGCGAAGATGAATTGGGTGGTGGAGAACTTGATGAAGAAACATGGAAAAAGATTCAGACGATTATTTCAGCTTCTTCACAGGAAAAAGAAACAGACGAAGAGGTTGCGGTTCCGAAAGAACCTAAACCGAAACCGGTCATTCCTCCACCCAAGACCTATGAACCTCGTGAACTTGCTCCCGGTGAAAGATACAAGCCTCCGAACAAGTCTAGGCGATTCCAAGAACGCGGAGCTTCTCTAAAAGCTCTAGTTCCTCTCCATCTGAAGGATAGGGTTCATGCGCCCCCTCAAGAAGATTTTGCTTTATTTTCACAAGATCCAATCTAGAAAGGGTCACGGATCCAAGAATGTAATCCTCATAGGCTTCGGCGACCGCTGGAATCAGTGGCTTTACCAGTTCGTACATCGCCTTGGCGTACAACTGGATCTCCGGTTGGGCATGACTGTCCATCCTGAGACGCAGATAGTGAAGAAGATTGTGTAGATTGATCTTCCAGTAGAACTCGGTGTAGGTCGAAAGAGGTAGGTGTTCCCGTGCCGTCTCTCGTGCAACTCCGTGGTGCAAGAGCAATTGATAGACCTCGAATGCCTGTTCACACGAAGCCTTCTGGCTCCTCAACAGCACCATAGACGCGGGCGAATCCAGAACTCCCTCTGAACCCTGATGGTTCACCTTGGACTGACCACGGAACTCGGACGGAACGTGGAACTCCTCAGGCAGCTGCGA